CCCCCACCTCCCTCGCCTTGAGCCCGTTAAGGTCGAGGCCCCCGTGGAACTGTATTCTTAGGTTGACTCTTATGAGAAAACTTAGGAAACGGGTTCTTCAGGGGTCGAGTCTTCCCAGAGACAGCCGCCCATTCAAGGCGAATGTTCTTAGGAAACTCGAACGCTGGTCCCTCAGGCTTCCATGGGGTACCAATCCCATAGGCTTTGAGGGCCTCGCGCGCGACCTTAACGAGAGTTCGAGCGAACCGGGACCAACCCCTGATCTCCCGTTTTCTCTTGTCAAGCCGCCAAGTCCGTCCACCCAGAGGAGACTCTAGGTAGTCGGAAAGGGCGGTTGGGTCAAGAGACTCTCCACTTCTGAGGGCGCGGAAACCCTCGAGGGTGAAGCGCTCAAGGACTTGAGAGAATCTCACAGCCACTTGGGCGACGGGTAGATCATTTAGGACGGTTAGGCGAGTAAGAGGTGCACCTCTAAAGCGGTCGAAGGCCCTGAACCACTCTTTTGTAAGGAGTGGAGCGAGGCCGACGTCTTGCTTTAGGAGAGAATCTAGCACGATCCGACGACAGGACTCGTTGATAATCACCAGGTTATGTGCCTGGAGAAAATCAGCCGAGGAATCATCCAGTGGGTGGTTAAGGCGAAGGACGTAAGTCCCCGCCTCCATACTTCCCTGGAGGAATTCTGTCGTCAGGAGTGCCTCTGCTGCGAATTGTCTCATCCGTCTACTCTGACGGTAGGACTTTCCGACAGCGAGAGAAAGATTCTCAATGGCCACAGGGATTCCAGACTTAGGCTCAAGAGACTTTCGGCGTTCTCCAGTCAGGACCGCAACGAGAAGCGATGCTTCACCGATGTGATCCAGGACAGAGGACACGGGGAAAGGAGAAACCTCCTCTCCACGGAACAGATATCTCTTAGCGAACTCACAAATCTGAGAAGAAGTGTAAGTTTTAGCTAGGGATACCTGAACTCCGATAAGGTCAAGTTTAGTCCGGTAGCATGCAGCGAGGTTGGAGTCACCGATCAGGACATCATCACCAAGGATGACGTACTTAGCAGTTTCCCACGAAATCTTTAGCTCGCGGCAACACCAGTACATAATGAAATGGTGGGCCACTGTGAAAGAGGACCAGGAAGACTGAGCCCCCATAGGGTTTCCAACCGCATAGCTAACGGAGTTACGCGGAGAAACACTAAAAGGGTAGTCGACCATGATCCTCTTCCATGCTGCAGAATACTCTACACCACATTGCCATGCAAGGATATCAGCAATCAGATCAATCGGAAATCGATCAGTTGCCGCAGTCAGGTCCACGGAGTGAAGAATAACATTTTCACCCCAGGACAGAACCTTCTCCTTGAATGCCCCCTGTGCGAATGTCATATCTTGGTTGATGCCGCGGAGGATCTGGAACAGGAAGGAGTGAAGACAGCGGAGCGCCTCCTGAGACCAATAGTCCAGGATGGCGATCGCACGCGTCTTACCTTCCTTATCTGGGATCCCCACTACCTTTCTGATACACTTCGATTTAGGTTCAAAGAACTTAGACGAAGGCTCAGAGAGAGTAGGTGCCTCAGCCAGG